GCAATAGTGATGCTTATAGGTTTACTCGTGAGGTAATATGGTAGTTGCAGAAATTCTTACTGGTATTGCTCTAGTTCAGAAATCAGTAGAGTTTATAAAAAGCAACATCAGTACAGCAAAAGATATAAAAGACATAGCCAAGCAAATTGATGGGTTCTTCGAGGGCGAGGAACAAATGAATAAGAAGCAAGGCAAGGGCATAGGCATTGCTCAACAGTTTGGCATTGAATCAACAGCATCAGATTTTATTGATAGAAAGTTACTTGAAGAGGCTAGATATGAGTTAAAATTGCTAATTCAAGACAGATTTGGATATGGCACTTGGGAGCAGATTTTAGCCGAAAGAGCCGAGAAAATAAAACAAGCGAAAGAAGCACAAAGACAAGCTAAGTTAGAAGCTAAAAAACAAAAAGAAGAAGTTTACGAAGCAATGAAATGGGTAGCATTTACATTATTAGGTATAGGTGTAGTTGTCTTAGTGTTTATGATGGGTTTAAAAGCTTTTGCATCAGAATTAGCTTATGAATACAAACCAAAAGATTACACAAAAAGGCAAAAAATCTGGCAAGGTCAAATCCAAGAAAAAAAATATACGACTTGTAGACTAAAAAAAAGAATTACATCAAAATATACAAATAAAAAAGCCTGTATTTATGAGGGCGGTAATAAAACTTTTACAATGATGATTGAAACTTGGTGTCCTAGAAAATATAAATGTGTATATGACCCAAATGGAACAGAACCAGATATTGATAAAGTTATGGATAGTCTAAGGAGTATTAAAGATTGATAACCGCATTTTTATTATATTGTGCTATGCAACCAAAAGAAATAAATGTTGCTAAAATTTATTTTCGTTCCATTGTGGATTGCACATATTATTCAGAAAAATTAAGCGGTCAGCAATTTATGTCAGAAGATGGAACTCAAACTTATGAATGTGTTTGTAAATTAGTTCCAAGTGTTAACCCAGACAAAGTAAAGGTTTATTGATGGAAAAAAAATTAGATACAAAAAAAATGTATGAAAAACCAGTAAATGTTAAAATAGATGAAAATAGTTTTGAATTATCTTTGAGAATATTAAGTAATGAATTTGTTGCAATAAAGATTGGTTCTACAAATTTTTCTGGTAAACTAATAGCGGGTGGTATTTTATTATTATTTTTTACCCTAATTTTATTAGAAGGTTTTGGATTAAATGAGTTATTGATACAATGAATGTAGAAACTTTTTTAAAATGGAAAATATTACCAAGATTAATGATGCTTGTAAGCACTATAATGTCTTGGAGATGTGCAGAATGGTTCATGCAACTCGATTCACCAACTGCTAGTCAATCCGCTTTCGTGTCAGTCGTTATGGGCGTTATGACAGGCGTTTTCGGTATTTGGATGGGTCACGAACATAAGGTGGAAAAATGAATCTAAATAAATTGCAAAAACAAATAATGTTTGAAGAAGGTGTAAAGTATGAAATTTACAATGACCATTTAGGCTATAAAACTTTCGGTGTAGGGCATTTAGTAAGAGCCACAGACCCAGAAAACGAAATGGAAGTAGGAACAAAAGTATCTAAAATGAGGGTAGCTGAATGTTTTGAAGCTGATTTATATGTTGCAATAAACGATATGGAAAAGTTTACCGAAGGTATGGAAATAGATGATAATATAAAAGAATGTGTTACTGAAATGGTTTTTCAACTAGGTTTACCCAGACTAAATAAATTTAAAAATTTCAAACAAGCATTATTAGATGGAGATATTGAAACTGCACAGGCTGAAATGAAAGATAGTTTATGGTATAGACAAACAACTAATAGAGCAGAAAGATTAATTGAAAAATTAGGGAAAAGCGTCTAAGTCATTGATTTTAAAGGGTTTTAATCCTGGAGAGAATGTTATAAATGTTTAATTTATTAATAAGTCCAATAGCTGAACTTGCGGGTACATGGCTCAAAGGCAAGGTTGATAAATCAAAAGCAGATAGTGAAGTAAAAGTAGCTAGAGCAAAAGCAGAAGCTAAAGTTTATGAAACAGAAGCTACTTCACAAATGCTAAATGAAAAAAATCTTACCGAACAAATGGGTGATAGCCTTAAAGATGAATTTTGGGTACTGATTTTTGGGGGTATTCTAATTTGTTCATTTATACCCGCAACACAACCATATATAAAAGAAGGTTTTATATTTTTAGACCAACATACCCCAGAATGGTTTTCTAATATGCTTTACATAGTAATAGGTTCATCTTTTGGTTACAGGTTTGGAAAACAAGGATTACAATTAATAAATAAGAGGAAACAATGACAAAATTTTATATGAAGTTATATGACTTCTTTACAAGCATAGCCAATTATTTTTGGAAAAAAGCATTGCAACCGAAAAAAGAAAGGGTTTATCATGGCACTAACACAAAAACAAAAAAAGCTACCAAAAGGACTACAGGAAGCAATTCTAAAAAGTCAAAAAAAAGGTAAGAAAAAAAAGAAAGGAAAAAAATAATGCCATATCATACAGGAAAAGGTTCACATTCTAAGGGAATGAAAAAGAAGAAAAAGAACAAAAGAATGAAGATGAAGAAGAAAAAGTAAATGGTTCTAGTAAAATCTATAAAAAAATTTACTGAGGGTTTGACCGCTAGACAACGAAAAACTATGAATAGTCATGCAAGACATCATTCACTAAAACATATGCGGTCAATGGCAAATTCTATGAAAAAAGGTTCTACTTTTGCGGAAGCACATAGAAAAGCTATGAGGTCTGTAGGTAAATGACAGGTTTTACAACTACAGCTACTATATCCGAACTTATAGATAAAAGACCTATGAGAAGAAGAAAGACTAGGACAAAGAAGAACAAAATGCCCTATAAGGGCGATTTGAGGGCAGTACAGCGACTTTTGCCCACTAGAAGCATAAAGCACTAGGTGTAATCCTCAACACCTTACAGGAATGTTTTTTTCAATGATTTGTTTGATTTGGTCTAAACATTCAGTTAAACCCCCCTTGACCACAAAGTAAGGTGTACCAAGTGCTTTCGATTGTACTGCCCACAACTTTTGAGAATCAGACAATCTACCCTTTTCATTTTTCAATTCAATATAAAGAACCCGCCCTTGTGGATATTCAATAATTATATCTGGGCAACCAGATTTCAAACCCATTTTTTTCATTTTTGCATGATACGATATAGACCTTTTGCCCTCATTAGGTACATGGAAATGTCTAAAAAAATAGTATTTACCTAGATAATTTAGATATTCATTACAGGCTATTTGAATGTGTGATTCTTTAGTCATAGGGGATAAACCTAAATTTACCCCCTATGTATAGTAGAATTGGAGTTCTTACTATATTCCTACTTTGAGGACTGGAGGAACATTTTCAATGTATCACAGAAAACCCATATTTTACAATACATTAAAAAAAATAAAAAAAAGTTAACTTATTGTTTGACTTATGAATAAACCTAGTTTAATATCTAGGTTAATAATAATAGATTGGAGTTCAAAATGACATTTAATTACTACTTAGATAAGGCTCTTGATTTAGGTTCATTTTCTTTCTTTACCTCAAAGGCTAAACAAAAAGATGCTTTAGATTATCTTAATCGTGCTTATGATTGTCTAAGAGATACTAAGGTTTACAAAAGTTCTACACCGCAAGAAAGATGGTTAGAAACATATGATTTACCTATGTCCTTACATCATGTCAAAGAAAAGCACAGAACAGTATTTCAAAATCTTTCTATTGATTGTGATTTAGTTTACAAGTTGGTTGAATACAGAAAGCAATTCAAAGAATTTGATATTGTTAAACCAACAAAAAAAGATGACCTAAGTACAACAATCAAAATTATCAATGACACAGTTGGGTATAGTAAAGAATATCCAAATGAATCACAAAGAAACCTTGAACACTATATTGGCAAAGATTTGTGGAAAAGAGTTTCTTATACTTGGCACTTTGTAACAAATTCACAAGGTACAAAATTTATCAGAGTGTTTTGGTTCTTAGATGGTAACTTTACTAAATTATCAAAAATTTTAGCTTTGAGGGGGTAAACTAATGAGTAAGATAACAATAATAGGTGATTGGAAAGTTTATAAAACTACTAACTGGGGTACTTCATGGAATTGGGTTGCTATGCACAAAGACACAGTTATAGATAATTTTCCAACCAAAAAAAAGGCAATGAAGTTTATAGAATTAGAAACACTTTTAGAAAATATGCAGAAGGAGTTGCCTTATGATTGATAAACCTACAAGAATTGGAAATACTGAACTCTACATAGTTAGGGTTCAGAATATCAATGTGGCTCAATCTTATAATGTTTTTTGGGAGTATGTAGAAATACTTAATAAAGCAAAGAAAAAATATAAGAAGCAACTGCAAACAAAAAATAATTATAAACTTGAACTTAAAATTATCAATGAATGTAAAAAAGAACTGCATGATTTGATTTATAACCAAGAAACAAAAAATAGAGGACAAAAAAAATGATTAAATTTATTAAAAACTATGGTGTTTATGTTTTAGAAACACTTTTTTTAGTTATGTTTTTTGGATTTGCTTACTTTTTATTACTAGCATTTACATAAAATATCTTTATAATTTAAAATGAATTGGAGTTCAGAATGAAGAATACAAAACTAATTTTTACTTTACTTACTGTTGCATTTGTTGGGGGGTGTTCAACAATGCCAATAGTAGATAGTAGAGGAAAATCATCTGCTAATATCAAAGGCGATATGAACAGATTTCATGATGATTATTATACTTGTAAAAGTCTTGTTGAAGAGCAAACCAATTATGGTTGGGATATAGGCAAGAACATTTATAATAATTTAAGGTGGAAAGTCCTATGGCTCAGTCCTAAAATGAACACTAGAAAAGATTATATAAATAGGTGTTTGGAAGGTCGTGGCTACAACGTAATCAACAAATAAAAGAGGATTAAATGAATATAATAGATAAAATTTATGATAATACTAAAGATGGTGTACCTAACTATTCTTTTGATATGGAAG